TGAAGCTTTTACAAGTGGTTGGGGTGTTGATGCATGGAATACAGGTGGATCATGGGGTCAAGCCACTGACGAAGTAGTACAAGTAACAGGTTTATCTGCAACAGTATCTCTTGGAGAAGTCATATCAGGAGCTAATCAAGGTTGGGGTAGATCTGGTTGGGGCCAAGAGCCTTGGAGTGAAAGTAATAATCCCGTTGTTACATTAACAGGACAAGCAGCAACTTTATCTGTTGGAGACGTTACCGTTGATGCACAAATAGCAGTTGGTTGGGGACAAGATGGTTGGGGTGTTGAAAACTGGGGACAATCAGGATTAACAGTAGAAATAACCGCTCCTGATGCAATAACATCTAATTTAGGTCCTAACGGTTGGAGTAATGGAACGTTTGGGGAAAACAGTTGGGGTATGTTTACTTTAAATCCTGCAGATGTTGTAGGATTAACAGGACAAGCAGTAACTGCTAGCGTTGGATCTCCAACTCCAATAATAGATTTTACAGGAGTATTAACAGGACAATCAGCTACGTTATCTGTTGGAACAATATCTCCTACAGAAATGTCTGTTGGATTAGGAGGACAGGCAATAACAAGTGCTGTTGGTTCAATATCACCTGCTGATGTAGTAGGTTTAACAGGTGTGTCAGCAACATCTTCTATAGGAAGTGTTGTAGTAGCCAACATAGAACTCATTGATTTAACTGGACTATCTTCAACAGTATCTGTTGGATCAGTAACTGTCGATGATATGGCTGTAGGATTATCCGGTGTATCTGCAACTATGTCAGTAGGAAGTATAACTCCTGCAGATGTTGTAGGATTAACAGGTCAAGAAGCAACTGCTTCTGTTGCTGGATTTGGTGTATCTACAGGGTTTGGAATACAAGCATATCAAGATGTTGACACAGGTACCAATATAACTTATAGTGACGTCGCATAGGAGAAAAATAACATGGCATCAACATTTACACCTTTAGGTATAGAACTTCAAGCAACCGGTGAAAACGCTGGTACATGGGGAACAAAAACTAACACAAATTTACAACTTATAGAACAAATAGCTGGTGGTTTTACAACACAAGCTGTTGGAGATTCTGGAGATACAGATCTTTCAGTATCTGATGGATCAACAGGTGCAACTCTTGCACACAGAATTATAGAATTTACAGGATCACTTTCAGGATCAAGAAACGTAACTATTCCTATTGATGTACAAGATTTTTATATTTTAAAAAATTCAACAAGTGGATCACAAAACGTAGTATTTAAATATGTATCAGGATCAGGAGACAGTGTAACTGTTCCTCCAGGAGCAGTTAAATTAGTTTATGCAACTGCTAATGATGGAACTAATCCAGATATTGATGATACAGGTTTTATAACTGCATCATCAACAGACACTTTAACAAACAAAACTTTAACAGCTCCAAAAATTGCAGACGCAGGTTTTATTGCAGATGCAAATGGAAACGAACAAATAATATTTCAAACAACATCTTCAGCAGTTAATGAGTTAGAAGTAACTAACGCTGCAACTGGAAACCCACCAATCTTAGGTGCAAGTGGAGAATCTAACGTTGATGTTCATATTAAACCAAAAGGCACTGGAGAAACTAGAATAGGTACAGGTGCTGCTGCAGCAACTTTAACAACAAGTGGTGCACATGATTTAGTTTTAGATACAAATTCAGGAACTAACTCAGGAACAATTACAATAACAGACGGAGCAGATGGAAACATTAATATTGCACCAAACGGAAACGGTGTAGCTCAAGTTGGTGGCGCTGCAATAAAAGTTGCAGGTAAAGAATCTATTTGGGTTCCAGCAGTCGCTATGTATCCTAACTCTACAAATGGTTGTGCAGACTTAGCACAAACAGAATTATCTAACGGACCAGAAATTAAAACATTAGACTTTGACAAAGATTCTGATGAATTTGCACAATTTGCTGTTGCGTTTCCTAAATCATGGAATGAAGGCACAGTAACTTTCCAAGCTTTCTTTACAGCAGATTCAACAAATACAGGAACTACAGCATGGGGGCTATCTGGTGTAGCCATTGCAGATAATGATTCTTGTAATACAGCTTTTGGAACACAAGTTGTTGCAACAGCTAAAGCACACAGTGGTACAGCAAACGATTTAGACGTAGCAAACGAAAGTGGAGCAGTAACTATTGCAGGTTCACCGAGCACTGACGAGCAAGTGTTCTTTCAAATCTCAAGAGATGTATCAGCAGATGATTTAAATGCTGACGCAAAACTATTAGGAATTAAATTATTCTTCACTACTGACGCTGCAAACGACGCATAAGGAGTATAGAATATGAAACACAGAGATAAAGAGTTCCAACCTCTAGAAATTGGAAAAAGTACATCCAATATAACTGATCGTAAAAGTAAATCTTTTGGATATCAGATCTTAGGATTTGGTTCTGGAGGAGGAGCTAAATTAATAGCTTTTGATTTTATAATAGCTGCAGGAGGCGGGGGAACGCAACACGTCGGAGGTGCTGGCGGAGGCGGATTTAGAACTTCATTCCCTGGAGGAACAAAATTAGAAATAGCTAGTGGTTCAGCAATAACTGTAGGTGCTGGAGGCGCAGCCCCTGGTACAAACGGAGGAGACTCTATTATCGCTAACAAAGACGGTAACTTTACTTCTAGCGGAGGAGGTTTCGGAAAAAATACTATTGGAGGCCCTGGAGGATCCGGGGGTGGCGGTGGAAATGGCCAACCTGGAGGATCTGGAAACGCAGGAGGTTTTTCACCATCTGAAGGTAATGCTGGTGGAACTGGTCACCCGAGAACCCAAGGCGGAGGGGGAGGAGGAGCCGGCGGTGCCGGAACCCCAGCCGGAAATAACGGTGGAAATGGTGGCGGAGGAGTCACATCAAATATTACTGGAAGCGGAATTGGATTTTGTGGCGGAGGCGCTGGAGGCGGCCACGGAGGACAGTTTTCTAATGGATCACCTGGAGGCTCAGGTGGTGGAGCAGGAAATACAAATGGAACTGACGGACTTGGCGGAGGAGCTGGTGGAGACAAACAATCTTTCCCTGGCCCATCTTCAGGCGGAAGTGGAAGAGTTATATTAAGATGTCCTGCTGCGGAAGGAGCAACTTTATCAGTATCTCCAGGATCAAACACAGTTTCAGATCACCCAGGTGGTGATAAATTAGCAACATTTAACGTGTCAGGGACGATATCATTCTAATGAATTATTTTGCAGAAGTTAACACTGAGAACCTAGTAATCAGAGTAATAGTTGCTGAGGCTGATAATTTACCTCCATTACAAACTAGTGGAGATAGATGGATTCAAACTTATCAAGACGGGACACGAGGTCAGTACGCAGGAACTGGATTTACTTGGAATACCGATAATGAGATTTTTTGTGAGCCACAATTATATCCAAGTTGGACTTTAAACACAACTACAGGTAAATACGATCCACCTGTTGCAAAACCATCAAACTCTGTAGATATGGTCGAGGAATGGAATGAGGATAATCAGTATTGGGAGCGTCTTAATTACATGGGTCCTGATCCAGATGTGCCCTTAGATCCACCAACAAAAGAAATATGGGATCCTGCGACTTCTTCTTGGAATCCAGCCTAGTTTACTTTTTATAAATATTCTGTATACATATAGTTCGAAAGAATTTTATGATATTGAAAGAATATGTTTGGATTTTTAATGATGAGTTAGGAGACTTCTTTTGTAACGACGTTATAAAATTAGGCAATCAAACAAAAAAACATCTTGGTTATATTGATGATGACGTTATTCCAGATAAAAAAACAAGAAATTCAAACGTTTGTTTTTTATCAGATAAATGGATGCAAGGTTGGTTTGATAACTTGTTTTATGTAGCCAACAAAAACGCTGGTTGGAATTTTCAATTTGATAGATACGAGGCTTTTCAATTTACCGAATACAAAAAAACTCAACACTACGGATGGCACCCTGATAGTTTTGTACATGATAAAGTAATAAGAAAACTTTCAGGTATTATGATATTAAGTGATCCAAAAGATTATGTTGGAGGTGAAATAGAATTTAGAACCTCAGAGGGGAAAATAATAAAAATAGAAAAACCTTCAAGAGGGACTGTTATTATATTTCCTTCTTTTTTGTATCACAGAGTCAAACCTGTAAAATCTGGAACTAGATATAGTTTAGTTGTCTGGGCATGTGGTGAAAATTTTAAATGAAAAATATTTGTATTGTTGGTGGGGGAACTGCAGGATTAATATCAGCGTTAATGCTAAAACAAAGTTTGAATGTAAATGTTACTGTTATTAAGTCTGATAAGATTGGAATCATAGGTGTAGGCGAAGGCAGTGAAAATAAATTCACACAGTTTTTAAAATTTTGTAATATTAGTAAAGAAGAGATTGTAAAAGAAACAGGAGCCACTTTAAAATATGGAATTCTTTTTAAAGATTGGACAGATAAAGATTTTATACACGAGGTTTCTCCTCAAATATTTAATATAAGAAAAGAACAATATCTTGCAGGTTTTGGCTATGCCATAACAAATAATCTACAACAAGGTGAGTATACACAAATAGATCAATTAAAAGACAATAAAGTAGTTCATCAATATATCTCAGATCAGTTTCATTTTAACACTTTTAAGTTAAACAATTATTTAATTAAAAAATGTAAGGAGAGAGATATTTCTATAATTGAAGACGAAATAACAAGCGTAGAAGTAAAGAATAAAAATATAGTATCGTTAAATAAAAAATATAAATTTGATTTTTATATAGATGCTACAGGTTTTAAAAAGTTATTAATAAAAAAACTAGGGGGTAAGTGGATATCTTATTCACAATACCTACCCATGAATGAGGCTATAGCTTTTCCTACAAAAGCCACTTTTAAATACCCTGCTTATACTTTAGCAAAAGCCATGAAGGCTGGTTGGATGTGGAGAATACCTGTTCAAGGTAGATGGGGTAATGGGTATGTTTTTGATAACAGATATATAAATGCACAACAGGCTAAACAAGAGGTTGAAGAATACCTTGGTTATAAGGTGGAGATAGGTAAGAATATTAAATTTGATGCAGGCGCTATAGATAAAACTTGGATTGGTAACTGTGTAGCTATGGGTTTATCTGCTAATTTCATAGAGCCTCTAGAGGCCTCTTCTATTGGCAGTTGTATACAACAATCTTTTTTATTAATAACTCATCTTCCTAATTATAATTCTACTGCAATAAACGAATACAATAAATCATGCACTAATTTATTTGAAAACATAAGAGACTTTGTGTTGATGCATTATTTGTGTGGTAAAAAAGATAGTCGTTTCTGGAAAGACTTATCTATAAAAATACCAAACAATTTAAAATTAAATCTTAAAAAATGGAAAAGTAGGTTACCTGTATCTGAAGATTTTAAAAGTAATTATGTTTTGTTCTACGAAACTAACTTTGCTGTGTTTTTAAAAGAATTAAAACTAATGCAAATTAGTAAAATAAAAGAAGAATACAAAGCTAAAATAAAAAAGATAGATCAGAAAGATATTGAAAAGTTCTACAAAATATTTTATAAGCATAGGCAGAATTTGATAGATCACAAGAAATATATAAAGGAGATAAATGAGTACGTTTAGTTTAAATATATTTGGTAAACAAATAGAAAATACAAAAAAATTAAATACAGCTTTGTTAAAAGCTTGTAAGAAAATTTACAAAACTACGGAGAGTGTCGCTTATTCAAATGTAGGCTATCAGTCTGAAAAAATAAGTGTAGAAGAATATCCAGTGTTTTTAGATTTATATCAAAAATTAGAAGATAACATTAGAGCTAATTTATCAGTTTATGATTTAAAAGAAATTAATTTAGACTTTACTTCACCTTGGATTAACATAAATAAACCAGGAGATTTTAATTGGCCTCACACACATATGAATCCTCATTTTAGTGGATTGTATTATTTAAAAGTGCCAAAAGATTCTGGAGATATTGTTTTTTATAATAGTTTTCATGAGGGTAATTCGTTTTATAATAAAAAATTTAATGAATATAATTCACACAATAGTAGTACTTTTACATATGGTCCTCAAGAAAGTACATTTTTAATGTTTTCTGGTAGTGTAAAACATGCAGTAAAAAGAAACGAGTCTAAACAAGACAGAATAAGTATTGCTTTTGATATAAATTTAAAATGAAAAAACATTCAGTAATTAAAAATACCTTAGATAAGGATATGTGTAGCTTTTTAAATACCTATCTTTTAGAAAAAAGAGAAGTTTTAAAAGTGTTAGCTAAAAGAAAATACATATCTCCATACTCTGAAATACATGGCAAATTAAATGGTGATCCTCAAATACCAAATACTTTTTGTATTTATGGAGATGTTGCTATGGATATGGTGTTATTAAAAGTATTACCAATGATAGAAAAAAAATTAAAAGTAAAATTAGTTCCAACTTACTCGTACGCTAGAATATACAAAAAAGGAGATGAATTAAAAAAACATATTGATCGAGATTCTTGTGCAGTGTCTGCAACCATGAATCTTGGTGGAGACATGTGGCCCATATATTTAAAAGATTTCAACAAAAAGACATATAAAATTTCTTTAAATCCTGGTGACATATTACTGTACGATGGTTGTCAGTTTGAACATTGGAGAGAAAAGTTTAACAAAACCACGTGCACACAGGTTTTTCTGCATTACAATAAGAAAGGATCAGATAATATTTATGACAAACGAGAGCGTTTGGGATTGCCGGTTGATCTTAAAATACAATAATTATACGTATCTGTTTAATGTGCAGAACCATAATAAAATAAAAAATAAAGTTTTGAAAGAAATAGACAACACCCCATCAGAGAAAATACAGGGTGTATATAAAACAGATTGGCAAACAGATTCGTCGTTAAAAAGAATCTATTGGGAAAACTACGTAAAGTTATTAGCGGATAATTGCATTGATATTTTAAAAAACGATTTATACAAAGACGTTAAACAAAAGACTTGGCACCACAATCATTGGTTTCATCAGTATGAAAAAAGCTATGGTTTTGGTTGGCATACTCACGGAGAGAGTAATTTTTCTGGTATATACTATGTCAGACTAGAGGATAAAAAATATAAAACAGAATTTAGTGGATATGACTTGCCTATTGAAGAAGGCAACATACTTATATTTCCATCGTTCTTGTTACACCGTTCGCCTTTAATAAATAATAAAACTAAAAAAACAATCGTATCATTTAATTTTTCTTTATTGTCATGAGCACAGTACATCATTTATTTCCAACACCAGTTTTTGAAAAACATATGGACAGAGAATTTACAGAACAAGAAATGAGTCTTGTTAAAAAAATAGAGTGTTACACAAACATCAGCAACTCTATTAGTAAAAACGTTTACATATTAGAAGACAAAAAATTTAAGAACATTAAAAAATTTGTGCAAAAATGTTGTGATGAATACGTTAAAGAAATATTAGCTCCTAAAAATAAAATGAAAATATACATAACACAATCATGGTTAAATTTTACACAACAAGATGAAGCTCATCATTTTCATGAACACCAAAACTCTTTTATATCTGGTGTGCTCTACATACACGTTAATTCAGATCTAGATACAATAGAGTTTTTTAAAAGAGATTATGAACTTTTTAGAATAGAAAAATCATCGTTTACTAAATTTAATTCTACTAGCTGGGGGTTCCCAGTAAAGAATGGACAATTAATGTTGTTTCCATCATCGACAATACATGGAGTCAACACTAAAAAACATATTGATGTAAGATGTAGTTTAGCTTTTAACACTTTTATAAAAGGGGACTTTGGCGACGACAAAGCTCTCACAAGGTTAGTAATATGAAAGTAATAGATAATTTATTAGAAAAGAAACAAGTATTAGAAATAGAACAAGAGTTAATGAAAGATACTTTTCCATGGTATTATCAAAACTGTGTAGCTTACAAGTCTGATACTGACAACTATTATTTTACACATATGTTTTATCTTAACGGAGAACAAAGTAGATATTTTAATTTAATTATACCTATATTAAAAAAGATAAAATTTAAAAAACTAATAAGAGTGAAGGGTAATCTATACCCAAATATAAATAAAGTTATAGAGCATCCAAAACACGTAGACTTTAATTACACTACCAAAGGAGCTTTGTTTTATTTAAATACAAATAACGGTCCAACTAATGTTGGTAATAAAAAAATAGAATCTGTACGTAACAGACTGTTACTTTTTAATGCCTCAAAAGAACACAACTCAATAACGTGCACTGATGCAAAAATAAGATTAAACATAAATATAAACTACCTATGATAAACATTGTTGATAACTGGTTAGAAAAAGATTTGAGTGATTTTACAGAACAAAGTTTTTTACATAATTATCCACATTACTTTGACCACACTCCTACTGATAGCGACGATAAGATATTTTATAATTGTGAGCTAAACAACAACGACATGCTAGTAAAATTATTATTTTATAAAGCACAGAAAACAATTAATAAAAAATTAAATTTAGTAAGAACACATTTCAATGTTCAACACCCAGGCATGGATGGTGGTTGGCACGTGGACAACTCACAGATAAGTTTTGTTTATATGGTAACTCAAACTTTAAATAAAAAAGAAGGAACTTTTCAAGCAAAGATAAATAACAAAATTAAAACAATTGATTTTGTAAAGAATAGATTATTATTTTTTGACTCTAATATTCTACACAGAGGTAACGCACCTCTTCTTAATAAAAAAAGAAATGTCAACGCGAGAATAACTTTTACCCTAAAAGCAAACTATGATTAAAGTTTTTGATAACGTTATGGACAAAGCAGAAATAAAATTTTTATCTGATACTTTTTTAAATAACACAACACCATATTATTTAAACAAAGGACAAACAGACGACGATATTAGATTTCATTTTACACATGTTTTACAAGACAGGAACACACAACAAGTAATGTCAAACTATTATTATGATATTGTAAAAATAATAAATAATATTTGTAAAAAAACAAAAACAAAATTAAATAAAACATTAAGAGCTTGTGTTAATTTGACTTTTCCATATACACCGTCACAAGGTGCGATTCACTTAGACCACCCTTTTGATCACAAACAATTTATTATTTATTTAACAAACGGAGGAGCTACACTTTTTTTTAATAAAAAAGACAAGATAATAAAAAAAGTAGACTCTAAAAAATTTAGGGTGTTGTTATTTGATAAACAAAGACATGCGGTGCTGCATTCTAAAAAAGGCATTAGAGTAATAATAGTAGTAACATTTGTATGATTAAAAAATATAAAGATTTTTTTGAAAACGACGAAGCAGATTTTATACACAATTTTGTATTAAAGTCTTATTACAAGATAGGTTGGAACGATACAGGAGAACCTAGGCATAAAGCCTATCCTAATTTATACAGTGAGTACAACTTTGAAGATCTTACAAATTTAAAAATTTTAGACCCAATACTAAAAGTAATAAATAAAAAGAAAGACTCGTATGATAAGTGCGTTGTTAATTTAACAAAACCTTTAGATGTAAACTTTATACATACTCATCCTAATCAAACAGTTGCATTGTATTATGCTAATCTAACGTGGGACCCAGAGTGGGGAGGAGAAACTTTATTTTACGGAAAAGATAAAACAACTATAAAATTAGCTAATCCATATACACCAAATCAATTAATAATATTTAAAGGATCTATACCGCATACTATTAAAGCTCAAAATTTAATGGGACCTACATACAGATTTACAGTGAGTTTATTTTTTAATGATTAGTAAAGTAAAAAACATATTGCCTCCAGAGATTAACAAACACATTATTACTAAACTTTGTAATCAACCTAATTGGTGTTTTCCACACGATGCACAAGATCAAACTCGTGAGGAGTTTTTTAATAACTTTGTTAGCGATAACATATCCAACTCTGGGTTTTCTTTAGTTACATACGATCAACTTAATAATATTAGAATAGATACTGATTTAAATCTTTATGCAGAGATAATCTTTTACAAAATAAAACAAGAACTAAAATTAAACCTACATACTATTTCTAGAATTTATTGGAATTATTATGACACGACATCTGTTGCAAACTACCACGTGGATAGAACAGAGCCTGGGTATAAATCTATTATCTATAACATACACACAAACGACGGAGGCACACGTATAAGAGATAGATTTTTTAGATCAAATGAAGGCGAGGCTATTGTTTTTGATAGTGATGTAAAACACAAAGGAATAGCACCCTCTGATTATAAACACAGATTTAACTTGAACATTATTTGTTCTTGTGCTAATTAAAAGTTATGGACTACGAGGCCTTAGAAAGCATAGACAGGATGAAACATAAGAATCAGTTAATAAATGAATTAACTGAATTAAGAAAACAACACGAGTCACTTAAAATAGTTTTAAAAGGAGAGAAAGAAATAAACCTACATTATAAAGATGTTGTTGAGGTTAAAGATAGGGCTCTTGATCAAATGGCAAAATTAAACAATGAGTTTCTAATAGAGGTAGGAAAACTAAGATCTGTTATAAAAAAGATATCAAGTGAGTAGTCCCTCGTTTATAGAAACATATTTTCTTGATAAAAAACTGTGTGATGATTTAATTAAATATCACAAAGAAAACACTCTATATAAAACTCAAGGACATTTTGGAAAAGGTAAAGAAATAGTATTAGATGAATCTATAAAAGAGTCTGTAGATGTAACGTTTCATAATGATACTAATCACAAAACTATTCGTGAATTTTTTAAACAATTAAGTCCTTGTGTTCAACAGTATGCAAATAGATATTCTATAAATAATAAAACAGTAACAGAGTATAAAAATAACATTTCTATGTTTCCTCCTCTTGGGGGTTTTAAATTATCGCATTATGAAAGAGGTAGTCTTGGCACTTCAAAAAGACAATTAGTATATATGCTATATTTAAATACAGTTACAGATGGAGGAGGCACAGAATTTATTCATCAAAATATAATCACAAAAGCAGAAAAAGGAAAACTAGTGTTATGGCCAGCAGATTTCACGCACCTGCATAGAGGTATTGTATCTCCTACAGAAATAAAGTATATAGCTACTGGATGGCTTGAAATGGCATTATAAGCCTATACTTAGAATAAAACTTAATATATAGTGGGATACTATGCTACAAAAAATAGGATTTCAACCAGGTATTAATAAACAAATCACAGAAACCGGAGCAGAGGGACAATGGACTGATTGTGATAATGTAAGATTTAGATATGGTATACCTGAAAAAATAGGTGGCTGGAACCAATTAGGAGCCCTTAATTCTAATGAATTGACAGGTGCTGGTAGAGGCCTACATCATTTTGTAAATACGGCAGGTAGAAGATACGCGATTATTGGCACTAACAGAATACTATATGCTTTTTCTGGTAACGTATTTTATGACATACACCCTATTAAAACAACAACAACGCTTACAAGTGCGTTCAGCACGACCAACGGATCAGCGATTGTTACAATAACTTTTTCAACAGCTCACGGTATATCTCCTAATGATATAATTTTATTAGATAATTTTTCATCAATAACAGGATCTAATTTTGGAGCTTCAGATTTTAACGATAAAAAATTTATGGTTACATCGATTCCAAGTTCTACAACATTAACTATTACAATGCCTTCTAATGAATCAGGATCTGGAGCAACAACATCAGGTGGCATAAGAGTACAACATTACTACCCTGTAGGCACAGCTGTTCAAGAAAAAGGTTTTGGTTGGGGTTTAGGTACGTATGGTGGTGAAGATACCGGAGCAGTGACGACCACTTTAAATGGAGCTATAAACGCAAGCACAACGACCATAGTTTTAACAAGTGCCACACAGTTTCCAAATACTGGAACTAGCTTTGTATTAATTGGAACAGAGATGATTCAATACACAGGGGTAAGTGGCAACACCTTGACTGGCGTAACACGAGGCGCTCGAGGAACCACAGCTGCATCTCATAGCGATGGGGCCACTGTCACTAATGGTACAGACTATGCTGCATGGAATGAGCAGACAGCAGAAGGTTTAGCTTTAGATCCGGGTATGTGGTCACTCGATAATTTTGGTGACAAAGCTATTTGTTTAATTCACGATGGTCCTGTTTTCTCTTGGGATTCTAATTTAGGTAATGCTACAGAAACTAGAGCGAGTATCATAACAGGTGCACCAACAGCATCAAGACACATGGTAGTATCAACACCTGATAGACACTTAGTATTCTTTGGAACAGAAACAACTATCGGAGATACCGCAACACAAGATGATATGTTTATCAGATTCTCAGATCAAGAAGATATAAACACATACACACCTACAGCAACCAATACAGCTGGTACACAAAGACTGGCCGACGGATCACAGATCAGAGGAGCAATCAGGGGTAGAGATGCAATTCTTGTTTGGACTGACACAGCTTTGTTTACACAACGTTTTGTAGGTCAACCTTTTACCTTTGCCTTTTCACAGGTTGGAACACACTGCGGACTTGTCGGACAAAACGCGTGTGTAGAAGTTGATGGTGCTGCATATTGGATGTCAGAGAATGGTTTTTTTAGATACGGTGGTAAACTAGAATCACTACCTTGTTTGGTAGAAGATCATGTTTATAATGACATAAATTTAGCATCTGGTAATCAGATGGTATCCGCAGGGTTAAATAATCTATTTGGTGAGGTTATATGGTTTTATCCATCTGGCACATCAGATGTTGTTAACAAACAAGTTACTTATAATTATTTTGATTCATCACCACAAAGACCTGTGTGGACTGTGGGCACACTTGCTAGAACTATGTGGAGAGATTCTGCTGTCTTTGGAACACCGCACGCGTTAGAATACACTGCGGGTAACGATTCATCTTTTGATGTTGTGGGCAACACAGAGGGTCGAACTGCATACTATGAACATGAGACAGGAACTGATCAAAACAAAAATGGTACTATAACAGCGGTATTGGCAAACATATCGTCAGGAGATTTTGACATCAGTCAAAGAAGATCTGTTTCAGGTCAATCTACCGGCATGCCAGATCTTAGAGGAGATGGTGAGTTTATTATGAAGATAAGAAGATTTATACCAGATTTCATATCACAAACAGGAGCTACAAGAGTTACACTACAATTAAAAAATTATCCAAATAGCACACAATCTGGTTCACCCCTTGGACCATTTGATGTCACTTCATCTACCACTAAAGTAGATACAAGAGCTAGAGCTAGAGCAATATCGTTAAAAATAGAAAACACAGCTGTCAATCAAAGTTGGAAGTTAGGTACTTTTAGATTAGACATACAACCAGACGGACGTAGATAATGGCAAAGATTACACAAATTATAACTAGACCATCGCAAGAATATGATTATACCGTAGCAGAAGCTCAAGCTAGAGATTTAGATGGTATAGTGCAAAAATTAAATACTACATATCAACAAGAATTAAAAGATGAGGTAGAAGCTCAAAACTTCTTTTTAAATTAATGGCAAATAGTTTTAAAAATAAAAAGGTAGATTTAACTACAACAGATCTTACAACATTGTATACGGTGCCGAGTGCGACCACAACTGTTGTAAAATCATTGTTAGTAACCGAGGATGCCGGATCAGGGACCACTATAACAATTACATTAGTAAACTCTAGTGGCGCTATATTTAATTTGTTCAAAGACAAAGCCATAGGGTCAAAGGCATCAACAGAACTTTTAACTCAACCTCTTGTAATGGAAGAGAGTGAGTCATTAAAAGTACAGGCAGCTCAAGCAGATGAGTTGTTTGTAATAGCTTCTATATTAGAAATCCAACCAAGAGAGGTGACATCATAATGAAAGAACTAAAACCAGAAAAGATAATAGAGATAATAAAAAACAAGAAAACAGGCGAACAATATTTAAGTGACGAAGAATGGAAGTCAAAAGGTATACCAGAAGAGGACATACAAAGAGATGTCACAATTGTTATGCCTAGCCTTGATTTCGTAGGAAAAACAAAATAAGATAGACAAATGGCCATAACTAGAGCACAACAAGCAAAACAAATGTTACAAGACGGCGGTATGCTAGTCAAACCAGGAAATGGTAAACGACCAGGGTATCGTGGTGATGCTGCATACGGAAAAGATAGTGGAAGTGAACAAGCTAGATCAATTGGTCAAGCAAGAGGACAAACAGGACCTGGAAGAACAAACGAAGCAATGGGAGATGGACCAAAAACAAATGCACCAAGTCAAAGTAGAATTTCAGAAATTAGACAAGCCAACATAACTTTAAATAGATTAAAAGAAGATAAAGAAGAAGAGAAGGTTGAAAGATTTAGAAAATTAAACGACCCTAGAAGAAAAGTTGAAAGTTTTGCAAAGAAGTTTTCACCAATTGCAGCGTTTATGACAAGGTTTGGCCCATTAAATAACAGAGACTTTTTTCTTGATAAAGTTTTAGGTTCTAAAAATTTTAAAGATTTAACTAAACAGGACTTTGCAAATTTAAGTCTTTCAGAACAAGAAGACATATACGATAAGTATATGTCAGGTAGATTGTCTGGTGAAACAGACGCTTATGGCAATCCAATTATTAGAGATAATGGAGGCGGAGGTATAAATCAATTAATACCTGTAGATACAACATTTGCTCAAGCACCAAGCATCACGGACCAAGAATCAACAGAAACAACAGAACAAGACGATGGTTTAAAATTAAGATTTAGAGCTGAAGGTGGACCGATAGGTGGTGAGTATGATTTTGAATCTGCAAGACAGATGTACGGTCTAGGTAAGCTTGTTAAGAAAGTTACAAAGACAGTCAAGAAAATTGCAAAGTCACCAATAGGTAAAGCTGCAATATTAGGTGCAGCTGGTTTTGGTATACCTGGAACAAACTTTGGTGGTTTGTTTGGCAGAGCTGCTTTTGGTGGAGAAGCAACAGGTTTTCTTGGAACAAAAGGCATAGGTGCATTTTTTGGTAAAGGTAGTTTTAATCCGTTAAAAAGAATTGTTGGAGTTGATAAAGACGTAGCTTTAAGTCCTTTTGGAAAGTTATTTTCTAAAATACCAGGCGGTGCTGTAACAGCAGGTATAGTTGGAGCATCAGCTTTAGCAGGGTTTTTAACGCCAGAGGAAGAGGCAGAAGCACAAAGAATATCAGACGAAACTGGCATAGATATAGCAGAAATAAGAGCTAATCCTAATAAGTATCTAGCTAGAAGATTTAGAGCTGAGGGTGGTTCTATGAAAGAACCAGTAGCAAAAAAGACTATGCCATTATTAGATATGGGTGGTAAAGAGATGGATCTTAGAGAAGACGGAGGTTTTGTGCCTATAGGACGTATGGAGAAAGCAGACGATGTCCCTGCAAGATTATCCAAAAATGAATTTGTATTTACAGCAGATGCTGTTAGAAACGCCGGCGATGGAGATGTAGACAAAGGCGCAGAAGTTATGTATAACATGATGAAGAACCTCGAAGCCGGAGGTGACGTATCTGAAGAATCGCAAGGCTTAGAAGGCGCACGTAGAATGTTTCAAACATCACAAAGATTAGAGGAAGTAATATAATGGCTGTTCAAACTACAAGAACTTTACCCGCACAATTTGTTGAAGATCTAGGAAAAGATCTAGCAACACAGGTCGTAGCACAAACTGGTGTACCT